TAATTAAATACCAAAAAAGTAACGTTTTTGATAATTACTCTATAAGGTTCAATGTATGAAATATTAGTCTTTTCAATTTTTCTAATGCTACCATTGATAAATGTAGGAGTAACTTTAGCAAATTCACATATAAATTCTAACCTTTATTTTAAACTTTCTTCAAATTGTAATTCTTGCTTAATTATTTTCATTTTTTCACACCATCCTTTCGTTTGGATGATTTTAATATTGTTTTAGACAACAAAAAATCAACCAGATTTGATTTTCTGATTGATTTTTGTATCTATCTGTTTTATTAGTTCGAACAGATATGTCATTGGTGGGCAGGGATTAATCTATACTTTTTGTTCTTTCCCTTCGTTTTTTATAATTTCTCGTAACGTGCTATTTAAAGCCTTTTTATATCAATTTATAAAATACTACTTCTCATATTTTCTCTTCGTTTTATATAGCTTTTCTTTGGCGTTGCATTAAAAATTGCATTAAATTTCATTGTCTAAAAATGCTAATAAATATATCTTCTTTACAACTTTGATAGAATTATTAATTATTTCTAATTCTTCTTTACTAAATAATTTTTCATTTTCTTTAATTCTTTCTTTTACTATTTCTTCTAACTCCATTTAAATTCTCCTCTCTTGGGAGAAACGCGTTTCTTTTATTGATTAAATTATATAAGCGCTGTCGAAAAATGTCAAACAAAATCGTTCGTCACTTTTCGACACAAACCTGACGCTGTGAGCGTCATCTATCTTTTTGCGAATTAAAATATTAAAATGTTGCATAATAGTTTTTAGGAGAGTGTTATGTTTATTTTTAATATTAAAAATATAAGAGAAGATAAAAATATTAGCATAAATAGATTAAATAAATTGACTGGCATTTCTAGGGCATATTTATTCGATTTAGAAAACAATAGAAAATTTAATCCAACTTTGGCAATGTTAGAAAAAATAGCTGAAGCATTAGATGTTAATATAAAAGAATTGTTTTATTCTATTAGAGATGTAGAGGATTTGAAAGAAGAAATGTATCAAAAAATTGATGAATATGGAATTGATTCAAAAGAAGTCCTTGAGTTGTCACAGATTATTGACTTGCTTTTAAATGTAAACGGGACGTTCAAATAAAAAATGAACCCTCCTTGTTAAACTTTTTTGTCTAACAATTTGGGTTCACTTCATTGCTAGTCTTTTTATAAACAATATTTATTTACTAATTCTATTATTTCTTCATTTGTTAAAACTCTTTTATCATCTTTTTTATAATATATAGATAATAAATATGCATTTAAATCTTCCTTTATTGCATAATATATCATTCTATATCCATTTGATTTGCCCATTCTTGTATCCGTATTTGCAATTCTAACTTTTATAATCTTGTTGTTTTCATCGTTTAAGTGTAATCCGAGGTATTTCATTTCCAACTAAATTTCCAGTAACCAAATCTTTGACTACTGTACCTATATCTTCATCTATATGTTTAAATCTTTTTTTGGATTCATAATATTCTATATCTTCTTTAAATTTTTCAGTTGGAATTATCGTATACACACCACATTACCCCTTATTATGTTTCTTTTTTAGGTACTCATCCCATGTATCTAAATGTATTTTCCCTTCTTTATGTAGTTTTACTTCTTTTAAACTTTCTTCAAGAGATTCATATACGCTACAATATCTCTTCGGTGCTTTTTCTTTTGTGAATTTGCCTGTTAAACGAGCTATTGCCTCCATATTCACTCCTCCTATCTTTCTCATAAGTACACTTCCTTCCTTAGTAGTTATTTTAGCATATACTAAAGAAAAAATATGTCATATTCTGCTATGTAACAGAATATTTATACGAGAAATATATACAAAACTTTACAAAATGTAAATAAATATAACAAAATTGTAATTAATATAACAAATTGTAATATTTTTGCAACAAAATTGTAACATTTTTGTATTTATCTGTCAATATTATACCATAATTTTCCTATAAAATCAAGTTTTACATAAAATAACATTTTCATTCAAAATGTCTAAAAATCGACGCGTCACAATCGTTTTTAAGCCTTTTTTATTTTTGATTAGAGTAATTATATTACCTCAAAATGGCAAAAAAAAATAGCTAGACAACTTAATGTCTAGCCTTTTTCTATATTAATCTATTAACTGTATTTATTCCTACAATTCCATCAACATCTATGTCACAATTTGCTTGGAACTCCTTTACTTTTTTCTCGCTTTCGTCTCCATATCTACCGTCTACTCCAAATTCATTTAGACTATATCCTTTTGCGATTAGTCTTTCTTGAACCCATTTTGCAAATTCTCCTACAGTAAAGTTTCTTACCATGTTGTTGTTTACTGCTTTTGTTGTTAATGGTCCTATTATTCCATCTACATCTAAGCCACAATTGTAATCTTTATTTAACGCTTTCTGTAAGGATTTTACTATTTCTTCTTTTGAATTATTTGGAGAACTAACTTTGCCACTCCTTATTTCGTCCATTGGGAAATTATTCCCTGGACATTCTGAGTTGTCTATATCTCTATGCCCTACTACTTTAGATATATTATACTTTTCTTTTAAATATGCTATTAATTCTTGCCCTGCTTTTAATTGAGGTTGTCCCATTTCTTCCCTTGAAAAGTTTCCTTCAAAACAAATACCTATTGAATTGTAGTTTGCTCCTACTGCATGTGCACCTACTGTATTCTCTGGACGTCCTCTATATATAGAACCATCTTTTCTAACATAAAAATGATACCCAATTCCTGCCCAACCTTTTGTATTTTTATGATAATTATGTATTACTTCTACACTTTGTAAAACAGTTACTCCACTGTGATGACACACGATTTGCTCTGTTGTATTTCTTATGTCCATTGTACCAAACTTAAAATTATTTTCTATTATTTCCATTATTTTTCCTCCTTGTTTATAGTTTTTACAGCTTTTTGTCCTAATAGATATGTAGATATAACTCCGTTTATTACTGCTATAACTCCTGTTATCTGTGCGCAATATGGTATTGTTATACCTTCAACTGCGTTGATCCCTAAAAGCAATGCACTTATTATTGTTAATGCGTTTAATACATACTTAGATATTTTTTTTACCTTTTCCATTTATCTTTCCCTCCTTTCATTTTCCAAAATTGATATTCTTGTTTCGTGATTATTAAGCTGATTATGTATCTTGGTTCTATCTTCTTGACCTTTATGCATCTGATCCGAAAGAACTTGAATTGTTACATTCAATTTTGTTATTGTATTATTGAGCTTTACAATTACAGTAAATATCGGAATCATCGTTGTAATAAAACCTAGAAATAACATTATTATATTATCTTGCATCTTCTCACCTCCTACTCTATTACTTCAACTTGTAGGAAAGTGCTTTGCGAGTATTTTCTTAGCTTTACACTTGTTCCTGATGGTTCAATATATACGTGAATTGATACTGTATCTCCTGCTTTAGCAGGGAATATCATTCCTGGTGCATTATATGTTAGAAAATCCGATGAAGTTCTGATTCCATAATTTGTATAAACTTGACTATTCGTTATATAAATTGCTAACCCCATTATTCTTAAAGAACTTGGAATATATGACATCATAACTTGAGCAGATATTCTAATATAACTTACACCCGAACCAATAACGATTTTCCCATTGCTAAGACTTAACTTGTCTCCAAACTTAAGGTATTGTTCTCCTAGAGGTACTAATACAGCATCGTAGTCTTGAGCAGATGTTATCGTTGTATTATCAGTAGCAAGAATAGCCTTTAGAATATGTTTTTGTTTATCCTGCTTACTATTTATCCAATCTATAACGTTCTTGTTGTCCAGTTGTAATGGTCCTCCTAAATTTTCATCATATATTCCCCCAATACTAATTCCTTTATTCTTTAGTGCTGAAAGTAGCACTTTTCCACTATTAAGAGATACTGGTTCTGTGTCTGAACTCAATTCATCTTTAACTTGAACTTCTATGTCATACTCTGTACCTAAAGTGAAGGTTTGTCCTGTAATTTCTTTTGAGTCACAGCTAAATGTGCCGTTTTCAGTGTTTATTGTAACCAATTGCTTTATTTCAACCCAACTTCTAAATTCGGTCTCTGTCTTGCTCTTTTTTCGAAATTGAATGCTTTTGACTGTGTTGGCTTTGGCTCCAAAATTAATATTTGCATATTTGCCAGATAAACTTATTAAGACTGTTTCCCCTACACCTTCTTTTCTTTCAATCTTAACGCTTTGTAAAACAGTTTCGGAATATTCAACAATATCTAGTGCTTTTGTTTTGTCTTTTTGATTTCCTCTGCTATCAACGGCAAAAACTGTTACTGTATTGTCATCCATATTATTTATAGATTTTGAAATGTCCGATGTTGAATAATCTAATTTTTCGATTTTGTTGCCAACCACAATATTGTAATATTTAGGTGTAGCACTGTTCTTGGTAGTCATCTTATTTGCACTTGTTATTGTTACTTTTAGGTTGCTATACTTTCGTATGTACTTTTGATTACTTCCCGTTAAAGTTTTAGTCACAGTGTTTGTATCTTCGCAATCGAAATTATTAAACACTGGGTCGCTATTTACTACATAGCCTGTAAAATTAACTGCACTTGTTCCTATTCTAGTACCACCACTATAAGTTGTAAGTTCCACTGTACCATTAGCCTGATTTTGATTTGGAATTTTAGCAAATAATTCATTCGTATTCCAACTATATGAAGCATCTATCCCTGTTTGTGTTCTAACTGTCTGTCCATTGAATTTGATAACTGCTGTATGCGTGAAACTAGCACTTTTGCGGTTAGTATATATTGTTATAGTTTCGCCAATATTGAAATTCTTTTTACTTAAACTTACTTCTGAAGTTCTAGGAATTGTTGTTAATTTTTTGGATGTTGACCCAGTTATTGTTCCTGCTGATATACCTGTTTGAAACGAGAAACTAGCATAAACGGTTTTCTCTCCGTTACTGTCGTGTGCCACGTCTAATGTCTTTTCGAAGATTGTTGTAGTTGCTTGGTAAGGTATATTATGGCTAAAATCGTATGATGTTCCGTTTATTGTACAAGTACCTGGTTTAGAGTATCCGTTATATGATTCTCCTGTTGTTGTTATTTGTACTCTAACAGTTATATTACTTTTATTGTTTGCTATATTCTGTGAGTTTTGTGTTATTGATATATTACTTGATACTGCCATAAACTCTCCTTTCTAATAAAGTAACAGCATATTCTTTGAATTAATTTGTTGAGTTTTCAAGAAATAGTTTCCTATTTCTATACTCTCTGTAGCTTGTATTTTGTAGAAATATGCTAAATCTTTATTAATTTGGAATATATTTATTCCTTTATATGTTGCTAGGATTTCGTCCTCATCTATAAACATAGTATTTTGATTGGCTTGGATCCAAAATCCTTTTTCGTCCATTTTATAATTCTTGCCATAAACTTCCCCAGGAAATTGAGTCCATTGAGTACACATAGTGTTATATTCGAGCTTTAAATCAGCAATTTCAACGAATCCTTTAATCGGCACTATGTAATCAAATAGTTCAACACCTAAACTAGCGCCAGTTGGCAATAAACTACTTGGAATATCGAGTGTTTCCCACTCTACAAAGGTGGTATCATTGTATTTTGCTCTCTTAACTAGATTTGTTGTTTTATTATTCCAATATAACCCTTTGTAAGGTGTAGGCTCTACATTTCCTGTATAAACTGCGAATGCAGGATAAAATGTTAATGCCACATAGCAACTCTTGATTTCTGCTGTATCGTATATTATTGGTGTTTGATAGTAGAACCCATAGAAATATCTATAAGTCCAAACTTCTCTTGAACTCTCATTATACAATGACATTTTTGTATCTAATATTTCCCACGCTGATGTTTGAGAGTTATATTTTTTAGGTAAGTATATCGTTGTATCTAACCAATTCTTAGTTGTATCTGTAGGTGCTGTATTACTTACAACTACAGGTATAAAATCTGATTTTTTAGGTATTTCTATTATTTGCTCTATTTTAGTTAAATCTTTTAAATCATCTGGTGTCAGTATAATACCAGGCTCATACAATGAGTAAGGTTTTTCTACTTCTGTAAAATCTGCCTCATTAAGGAACATTAGTCCTACGCAGACATTTCCTTGCACTATACTGTTTTTTATGAAGTGTGATATTGCCATTTTGTTTTCATTTTGATTCAATGTAATAGGTTCTGTGATATTGAATATATGTGATACTGTATAGTCTTGTCTTCCATCAAGCTTAATAACTCGTCCACTTAGTGTATTTTCATTAGCATTTCTGCCATTTGCCCAATATTCGTTAGAAGTTGTATAAGCGAAGTAGTTTTGAGCACTTAACAATGATTTTCTTGACAGTTCTGATACTTGCCAACCACTGTTGTACACATACATTTGATTTTCTATGTAACTTCCACTATTGGCAGTACAATACCAGTATGCTCCTTCAGTAGGATTGTCAGGTGGTGTATCTGACTCTTGATATGGATATTTAGCGTGTGCTAGCCAGAAATTATTATCATTAATCATTGCACTATTTCTGATTAGATTGTTTCCGCCTACTCTTTTAGTCGCAAATTTTAAACTTTGATTGGCTAGCTCCAATGTTGCAAGCTTTTCTTGTGTTTGTTCGTTTATTGCTTTGACTGACTCTTTGATTGAGTCTGCTGTTTGACTTATTTGTGAGTCTGTTTCAATTTTTGTGTAGTGATTTTCTTTAACGTTTCGTTTGGTTTCGTAGGTGTCACTTAATCCATTATCTCTAACATATGTGATTTTAGCGTTTGCTGTACTTGTTATATTGTTAATACCTTTAAATAATGTAAAATGCCTTAATTTCTCCCACGCTTCTTTTTGTTCTTCTGTATAAGGTACTATTTCTTCTTCAGCTAGCTCGTATTCTACAATTACTGGTGTGCCATTTGTGTATTGAGTTGCTAACCAAGTCTTAAACTTAGTTATTCTCTGAGCCATAGTATCACTTGAAATAATTCCTGTTACAGTCTTATTCATCGTTATACAAAAAACTGTTGTTGCCCAGAATCCTTGTCTACTTCTTGAACCTTTTTTAAAGTGACTACAAATTACACTGTTTATATTTTCTGTTGTTATACCTGCTCGCGTATAAAAATAATCTGTGCTAGTCTCTGATTGCGTGTCCATGTACCAAGCCCTATTATCACTTCCATCCAGCACAATTTGTTTTCTCTTATGATGTGTTCCGTCATCAGCTAGATAACTACCTTTATATAGCTTTTGCCCTTCTGATAGTGGGAAGTACTCTGCTTGTTCTTGATATGGAATGTATGGAGCTTGTGAACCTTTATTTAGCATTACATTAAATTCAAAATTATTAAAAGTACAACCAACATTATACTCAACAGATATTCTGCAAATGCTTTCTTCTTCTAATGTAAATGTTTTACTTGTTTCATTTTTCAATTGTATCTTCGCTTTAGTCTTTTTAGGATTTGTATTTCCTGCAACCAATGCTAGCAAACCTTCCGTACAACTTCCTTTTACGTTATGGATACTTAAAGTGTATGTTCCTGCTTTTAATTTTATATATTCGATACTAGTGTCATATGCTGAATAATTTGCCGTCCAATTACCTATTATAGAAAACGCATTAGAACCTGCAGCCGCTTCCCCCATTGTTCCATTAAGTTTTACTAATCCATTTGTTATTGAACGTTCTACATTGTTAACTGTTGCCGAATATTCTCTGGCTTTAATTAAATTTTCTCCTATGTCTAAGAAACCTAAAGAATTATATGGCACATACGGTTTATATTCTTCACCTTTTGTAATTTGTGGATATATTGTTACATTGTCTAATACCGCATCTTTATATACTCTAATATACATACCAACTTTTGTTTCTTCTACTGTTTCTATCAAAGAAGAGGAATATGTCATAACATTATTTTTTAAATAGAATACCTGTGTTGTATATTTTCCGCTCTCATAACTTGATAACATTTTGTATTTTGAATTTGCTTTCAACAATACTGTCCTTGTATTCGTAGTAGTATTTACGTTAATTGGGTACGTTGTTTCTGCTGTTGCAGTTCCATTCATTGTTATTGAACCGTCTTTGTTTTTTGTAAACGTTACTCCATTTATTGTTCTTGTTGTATTCAAAGAAGGACAAATATTTTCTCCCTCCAAATTCTCTATTTTGCTTCGATAATCTGGGCTAGGGCTTGCTCCATATTGTTCATATGTGTCATCAGCTATTGTTGCTTCTCGTAACATTGGTTTAAATAATAAATTATTTATCGTTAAGCCTTTCTGAATAAATATAGCTATTTGAACGCTTGTTGTAGTATCTATTGTAAATTCTCTACTGCCATTGCCAATATCTATAGAACCTAAAATACTATAACTACCTGTCTCTTGGATAGCTAATCTATAAGTATTACTAGCACCACCACTCGGACAGCCGTTCAGAATATATGTTCCTGGGCTTAAATCATATCTATTGATAACCAAACTGCTGTTAGCAGAGGTATCATTTGTACCATCTACTAAAACTGTTCCATCGCTATTCACAGTAAATGTTATTCCGTTTGATATTTTTGTCGTCGCAGTATTATCAAGTAAGTTCTTCCCACTCCTCGTTGCCTGTTGGCTCTCGCCCTCTAGCATTATATCTATTAATGGTTCCGCAGATGCATCATCTATATATATGTTCTTTCCTTCTGCTGTACCTTCTATTTTTGTTATGTTCTCTACTGATTGCTCTACTGATGATACTTTACTGGTTATTCTTCCTTGTTCTAATTCAATTTTAGTTATTGACGAACTCGTTTCAGTTATAAAGTTAGCCAAACCCTCTATTCTTGCTACAGCCATTGTCCCTGTTGTAATAAATTTAGCATTTATTTGCCCATCCATTGTAATAGCTGTTTCAAAAGGTCCTTCATATCCTTTTGAACTAAATCCTATACCTCCTAATCCAAACCTCCAGACATTTTTAGCCTGTTCTTTCGGAAGTTTATCTAGTATTAAAATTTCATTATCATCTATATAAACATATCCATTTTTATTTAGAGAATTAATCAAATTTGTTTGTTCTTTTATAGTTATCTCTTGTTTTGATACTGTTTGTTTAATTGTTTCAATAGTATTTTTTATATTGTTAAATTTTGTTTTGACATCTCTTGTATAATTTCCAAAAGTCAATGACTTCACTTTTTCAGAAATCAAATCATATTCATACTCTAAAACCTCTGTAAAAATATTTACAAAAGGATGTAAAACTTTTATTGTGTCCCCAATTTCTAAATCATTATTTACATTTGAATTTACTGTATAACTAACTTTAGGAACACAATTTTCTTCTAAATATTTGCTTGCATTATTTCTTAACTCTAACAATAAATTAGTTTCTGTTTGTTCTTCTGCTTCTAAATCTGTTTGAAAATCTACTATTTTTGTATACGATATTTCGTATTGTGTTTCGCTTTCTAAATATATTTCAGGCAATAAAAGTCCATCATATCCAACTGGTAAAATTTTTGTGCATACATTAGACCAGTCCTCAAAGATCTCGAATCCCTGCATATTTTTACCGTAAACAATAGTTTCGCCATTATCTTTTCCTATGCTTTGTTTAAAACTAATATCCCAGTTGTCTGCTTCAAATACTCCTCCCCATCGTTCTTCAAATACTTGCCAAGATTCTAATAAAGTCTTTCTTATGAAATATGCTGTATTTACGTTTTCAACATTTGAGTCAATAGAAAAAGGACTGGTTTTATCAGTCCTTTCATTAACATATTTTAACCCATTCTGGCCATTTAAATTAGTTGGTCTTACATCTAAAAGTACATATCTTCTACTATCAAACATTACATGTTCAGCTGTGAATTTTATTTTCCTATTCGTATATGTTATGCTATCATTTATTCTAAATGCTTGTGGTTTTAATTTAGATTTTGTTTTTACTACACATAGCTTATCGGCTTCTATATACTCTTTATATTTAATTGGGATTTCTACTTCAATATACCATCCATTTAAAGACTTTTTCTTAATTTCATGACAATATAAAGGATTAATAATAATGTTTCCTGCTGTTTTAAAATCTGTATCAGTTGCATTAAATATTTTAATCATAGCCATCTGTCCTTTCTTTTTATTTTGACAGTAGCTGAGCCACTATGTATTACGATTGCATTGTTTCCTACTTCTAATTTTGGGTATTTGTATCCTATTTCAAGATTTCTGCTTCTATTAAGGCCTTCATATACAACTGTTTTTTCTTCACAATCTATTTCTACATAAGTATCATTTTCGCTAAACGTATATTTAAACCTAACACCACCTAAAGTTAATTCAATACTATCACTTGAACCTTTTTCAATTCTTATTATAGGTCTGCTTGTTTTATTTCCTTCGTTTTGAACATTATTTGTAACTACTATATAATTATCATCAGCTTTCTCCCAAAATGGAGCTCTGATAAAGTTAGTATCAATAATTTTGATTCCTGCAGTCCTTTTTGGTTCTAATTCCGCATAAAATCTTGCTTTCGTTTTTCTTCCTTTATATTCTAACTCTCCCTCACCATCTAGCCACGCAAGGATATCATCAAGTTTGTTAGGATTCAAACATTGCACATAAATAGGTCTTTCAATATAAGAATAACCTAATTCATCAAAAATAGCACCATCTCTTCCTTCTATTTCTGTAACTTCATATTTCTGTGAAGCTTTAGCTAAGAAATGTTCTTCTTCTTCAATTACAACTTGCATATCTGTATTTGATATTCCTTTAAATTTAAACATTATAGCACCTCGTATAATTCATTTTTAACTATCCTTGCAAAACCATCTTCATCTAATGTTAATTTACAAGAATTTAACGCTTTAATGAAAGCAGAATACAATATATTAAATAATTTATTATAGTCTATATTCGCGCTAAGATCTCCAGTACGTTTGAATTTAAGATTAACATCAGAATTAATTGAATCCAGAGAATCCAATACATGCTCAGCTACTTTATCCGTTTGCTTGTATAAATTACTTTCTTCTGTTTCTATTCCTTTTTCCATTCCGCTTCATCACATTTTTAAATATTGCTCTTGTTTTCCTTGACGGAGAATGAATATCAAAAGCTTTTCTTAATCGGTTCAATATTCCATCTGCAATTCCTTGCGCTTTTGTAAATAAAGAAGGCTCGCTTTTTTTCATTTCTTCGAGCATCGGTTTCATTGCATTTTTCATTGCATCTTTTGTGCCTTTTGGCATAACACTATAACTTTTCATTATAGTATCAACCATTTTTTGATTTTCTTTAGATATATCCCCACCATACACTTCTGTATTCGACAACATGGCAAGCCAAACTCCTAGTTGTTCTGCCTCACTTTTAGACATGTTTTTATACATTTTTTCCCAAATTCTTTTTTCTTCGTCTGTATGCCTATAATTTTCAGCTTGTATAGCCTTGTTTTTATTATATGTATTCAAAAGCTTATTATTCTGTATGCTATTTATTGTCTCATTATGTCTATTCTCCTCTTGCTCTTGTTCCCAGTTATAATGTTTTATATGTTCTGCGAAATCGCCATCTTGGTTTGCTCTTTCAGCATATCCTTTTGTATATGCTTCTAATACTTCTGCTACTTCTGCATTTGCTACATCTATTTTTGCTTGTTTTTGTGCCATTATATTATTATATTCAGTAGCATAAGCCTCATTTTGCATTGTTGCTTGTTCTCCATATTTTTGATTTAATAAAGCAACTTCTTCTATTGTTCCTTGCTCTATAAGTTGTTTTGTTTGTTCTGACTGTTTTTGTGCTGTTGCAATCCATTCTTGTGATTGTACTTTGTACTCATCTAAACTGCCTTGAAAAGTTTCTGCATTTGTTACTGCTTGTTGAGTTATAGCTCCTGCAATTTGTTGTTGAATTTGTATCTCTCTGTCCTTTAGCTCTCTCAATTTTTTAAAATATTCATCTAATTGAGTTATTTCTTCTTGTGTATACCCTCTACGTTCATCTGATGCAGTTTTGCAAATATCAGTTATTCCTTTTTGCACTTCATCCATTTGCGTTTGTAATTTTTGTTGTTCTTCATTAGTTGCAAACATCGTTGTATTAAAACTTTCTAAATATCCCTCCGCACTCTTTAAACCATTATAAAAATCTGATACCCCTTCGCTCATATTTTCGAAAGCTTCCTTAGTTTTCTTTTGACTTTCATTAACAGCAATAGCAATTCCCGCAACAGCTAGTCCTATTGCTGTACATGCTAATCCCACTGGGCTCGTTACTACAGTAAACACTTTTGCCAATCCATTAACTGCTTCAGATGTAGATGTTATTTTGCCTCTTGCTACTCCTATTGCTTGAGTAAAAGTTCCTATTCCTTTTACTGTTCCGCCTATTGCTAATGTTACTTTTCCAATTATCGCAACCAAAGGTCCTATTGCCGCAACAATAAGTCCTATTTTTACTATCATATTCACTTGCTTATCTGACAATGTACTAAACTTATCAATCCATTTTCCAAGTCCTTCTATTACTTTTTCAATACTTGGCATTAGTTTGTTTCCGAGAGTAATAGCCATATCTTTTAATTTATTAATTGCTATTTTTATTTTACTTTTTAGAGTATCATATCTTTTATTTGCTTCATTTGTTAATGCTGTATTATTCTTCCATGCTTGTGTTCCTGTATTTATTGCATCATTAAACAGGGTCCCAGCATTTGCTGCACGCAACAAAGAATCTCTTAATCTAACTTCAGTTAGCCCCATTTCAGAAAGCATTGTAATTGCGCTTTCGCCTTTGTTTTTAGCATCTCCTAAGCCTTTAATGAACTCTGATAGTGCACCTGCAGCATCTTCTTTCCATGCTTTTTTAAATTGCTCTGTTGTCATTCCTGAAACTTTTGCAAAGTCTTCAAGATTTGTTCCTGCTGTTATCAATTGTTTTAATTCTGTGCTTGTCATCCCAATACTTTGTGACAATTCTTTAAAGCCCATCGAATCATTTGCAGACATCAATTCTAATTCTCTTAATGTCATTCCTGTCTTTTTTAGTACTGTATCTAACTTTTTGCCACCTTGTTCAACAGCATTTTGCATTTTTACCATTGCCTTAGAAATTGCTGAACCACCCATCTCTGCTTCTATTCCAACTGAACTCAATGCTGTTGCCAACCCTAAAATTTCCGCTTCTGAGAAACCAACTTGTTTTCCTGCACCTGCTAACCTCATGGCCATACTTACAATATCCGCTTCTGTTGTTGCATATTTGTTACCCAAATCAACAATTGTTGATCCTAATTTGTCAAAGTCTTTTTGTGACATTTGAGTTATATTTGCGAATTTTGCAAGCTGTGAAGCAGCCTCATCAGCAGTAAGATTTGTGGAATTTCCTAGATCTATCATTGCTTTTGAAAAATCTAATATGTTTTCTGTCTTTATTCCTAACTGTCCTGCTGCTTCTGCTACTGCCGCTATCTCTGTTGTAGAAGAAGGCATTTCTTTCGCCATGCCCCTAATGCCCTGTTTTAATTCTTCCATCTGTTCTTTCGTTCCATCAACTGTCTTTTCTACTCCTGCAAAAGCATCTTCAAAATCTATTGCACTCTTAGCACTTAGAGTTAAGGCTGATATAGTTGCAGCAGAAAACGCAGACAACTTCTTGCCTGCGTTTTCTGTTTTCTTTCCTAATTTTTCAACTTTTTCTCCCCATTCTTCAAGTTTTTTACCTGTATTTGTAAGTTGTGTTTGAACATCTTTTAATTTACTCTCATAATTTTTCAGTTTAATTTCTGCATTAGTTAATTCATTTTGTTTCTTTTTTATAGCTGTTGTATTTTTATTTTCTGCATTTTCTAAATCAGCTAATTGCATTTTTAAAACATTTACTTTATCTGACTGAATCTCATAAGCATTAGTTAAATATTCTTGTTGTGCTTTTAATTTCTCTGTTGATTTAGTAGAATTATCCCATTGTGATTGTGTTAGCTTAAATTGATTATAATTCTTGTTCATTTCTATATTTATATCTTGAAGAGTTTTCTTAAAATCTTTTGCTCCTTCTTCTGTAAATATAAGCCCTACTCTTTTTAAATCATTACTTCCCACTTTTTTTTACCTCTTTTTAAGCATAATAAAAGCACCAGAGTAAATCTGATGCTAAATAAAAAAATACCTGCATTTGCAAATGTTTTTTATTAATATATTTTATTATTTCCAATTTGTAGTGATATCAAATCATATTCTTCATATGTTTCATCTACAAATTCTATAATCATCCAGAACTTTTCGTCATTTACCTTTCCTTCTATTTTATATCTTAATCCTGTTTTTATAAATTCGTAATCTCCTTTATAACTTGAATAGTCTGGTTTATATAAATTATCTTCTAAGACCATTTGAGCATAAGTCATTAATTCTATTTCGTCTGGTTCTTTACTTGTATTATTTTCTTTATTATTAGAGCCAAATATGCAAAAGTATAATACAATGCAAATTATAATAAATGCAATAAATCCTATTATCTTGTATTTAGATTCTATGTTATTATTATTCATCCTTGTTCATCTCCTAGTGGCAAACTTTACAAGCTGTTCAACCTTCTGCAAAAGCTTACTTCATTATTGTTTGATACTCATTGTTTTTTAATATTCTACTTGTTGTCTAATTTACCATTTATACTATATTACATTTTACCTTTTGTAGCAAAATATTACAAGAAAAATGTGTCGCAATTTTCGACATTTTTCTACAAACGATGTTTAGAATTATTTATATTACTTGTTTTAGAAACTTCTGGTGTGTTTTTTATCACAAAATCAACTATTAGCTCTACATCTTCTAATTTCACAAGTCTCACCGCTTGTCTATATGTTAATGGTTCATCATAATTAGATGCTATAATTGAATATAAAATATGATTTGTCGCATACATTGATTTTGTATAACCATTTTTATCTTTATTACCTTGTGCATCTTTTTTTAATTGTTCAATTCCACCTTCATAATCTTCGATATATTCTAATAAAAGTGGTGTTACTTCTAAAGTTAGGTTTTCTCCATTTTTTAATTCTATTTCCATATTTTTCTCCTATATTCTTATATTAAATAATTTTAGAAAAGGCTCTAAATCAATTTTAGAGCCTTGTTTTTTTTAAGTTCCTGGTGTAATTGCTGCAGCTAATCCTGCATCGTCTAGGATTGGCTTTGCAAAGAATAGTTCTTCTGTTAATCCTTCTGGGAATTTTGACATTTCATTGTTTACATATGTTTTTTTATCTCCTAAGTCATTATATGCATAAGCTTTTATAGTTACTGTATCATTTTGCTCTGAAAAGCTCTCTTCTTTTGTTGCGATATCATCTGTATTTTCTACTAATTGGCATTTAGGGTACCAAGCTAATTCAAATTTTCCTTCTAATTTTTTTACAACTTTTCCAAATGCAAAGAAAGGTCTTGTGGCTGTTCTTCCAGAACGGTTTAATCCTGCTGTACCTATAACATCTCCTCTCATTTTTGCTAAATCTTCTGGGTCAAAAGCAACTACTTCTACTGCCATCTCTATACTTTCATTTTGATTTACTGTTGTATAGTCTTGTCCTGAAGCTCTAACCACAGCTACCTCAGAGTTTTCTGTAGTTCCTATATTTTTTACTACATTACTTTTTGTGACATTTGCTTCATATGTTGTTGTGAAATTGCCAGAATCATCTGGTGTATTGAATGCATAGTATAATGCACCTACTGTTTCTTTTACCATAGGTTTTTTTGTATTAATTGCCATTTTAAAATCCTCCTTTAATAAAAAATTACCAAGCTTTTATTCCTAACTTGGTAAGCATTTTTTTATAATACTTTTCTTTGTTTCTATCCCATACTGGGAATAGATGTTCTTGAGCATTCATTTTTACACTTCCATGCTCAAGTATTGGGCCATAATATTTGCCCCATCCTGCCTCTACTTCTTTGTTTTTCTTTTTATATGCAAAGCACTTAATTAAGTGTGTGTAGCCTGATTTTCTAATTTTTGAAATTGGTTTAGGAAGTTTTAACAAATCACCAACAAATTCTTTAGCACCTGTCTCTAATACATCTACTGCATTGTCTGCACCATCTATATATTTTTTCAAAATTTCAGACATTGCCTCAAATCCACTATATCCGTAAACTTCATTAGACATTTTCTAATACCTCTAGTGAGAAAAATGAATGCCAACGCCTTGTTTCTGGATCATATTCGTGTTGTATCGCAGGAAATAGCTCTATATCATTCAATAAATGTTTTAGTTCCAAAAGTTTCGTATGTCTTGGTCTGTCAGCTATTATAGAAATCTGATAAGTAACTACAGTGTTATAATCTTTTCCACTTGCCGTTTGGTCTTCCCAATAATAATCCCAAAAACAAACTCTAACTTCGTCTTCCATAATTTCATCGGTCGGCGTTCCTTCTTTTATAGGTATCTTTAATTTTTCTAGTAATTCAACTAATTCTTTTTTTGTCATAAATCTTCCTCCAATTTTACTCTTGGATATTCCTCAAGTGTTAAATCTGTCTGCTTAAATCCATCATTATTAGTAAAGTGATAAGCATTAAAAACTTTGTGATATTCATTGCCTATTTTTACAACATTTAAAGAGGTTATTTCTTTCATTTGAGGTATTCTAATTTTCAAAGAGAGCTTTCTTTTTCTTTCTTCGCTTTCAAAACGAAGTTTGTCTGATATTGATAATTCTTCAAACCATACTTCCTTTTTCATATTTTTTAAATATTCAACAGGATAAGTATTTTGGGTTTGTTTTATAGCAAAGAGCTTAAGTTTTCCATCATTATATGTCGGAAGGCTTGTAATATTTTGCTTGTAAGTCAGCATAATCTCCTGCGTATAACTGTTTAAATTCAGCAATTCTGCCAAATCTTCTATACATTGCATAATTCTTTAACAAGCCTCTTGCTGTTAAGTCTGCATCATAATCAATTTTAGCTCCAGATTTGCTATTAATATCAAATTCAGCTTCTTTTATTAGCTTTTCTATAACCTCATCTTCTTCATTTGGCGAAACATGTTGCTCTGATCTAATTTCCTTAATTAATTTTTCAATCTGTGTATTGTTCATTATACACCTCTCTATTCTTCTATTTTGGGGCAGATTCCTCTTCAATTTCTTCAATTAGAATTTTGCTTATTTTATTTTTCGTAGTTGTCAATTCTTTAATTCTTTTTTGAGGTATGTCTTCAAGTTTAATATCTTTTCTAGGATAAATGTCATTCACCTCATAAATATGGTCATTGTCTTTTAGATCTTTAAATTTCTCAATTACTTTATAAACCATCTTTTTATTCCTCCTATTTATATTCAGGAGCTTATATCTAAGCTCCTGCTGTTTCAGTATTTGTTGTTACTGTTCCCTTTACACTTGTTTCTACAGTTCCAATAACTTTTACAGGAGCAACATATTCCTCCAATTTTGTTACATCAAAAACAAAAGCTGTGTTATCATCTGTTGATCTACCATTTGCATATCCTTTTCCTATAACAACATCAGCATCATCTAGTGCTTTTACTTCTTCATAATTTTTTATTCCAAAATTTGATAATCCCATTGTATATTTTTTAGGAATTACTAAAGCTGCTTTTCCTTCTGGATTATTAGCAGAGCTTTTAATAACAAGGTTTTTGTATGAGCTTATCATTCTTCCTTCAGCATCATATATTGCAGGTGCAACATAATCTGCTTCATCATTTGGATGGCAAATTAAAACTAATTTATCAAATGTCCTTTTACCATTTCTTGATAAGTATTTTTTTGCAGCTGCTAGTCCCTTTGGAGTAAAGTTAGTTAATGTTGTATTAACTGTTTTATCTTTTTGTGTTTTATCTGAATTTGTTGCAGAAATTTGTTTATAAATTCCTATAGGTTGTTTAACCCCATTTCCTTGTAAATATCCATATTCTAATCCATCATTTAAAGCTTCTTTTAGTATAGCTGTAAAATATTTATCTACAAATGGCAACGATAAGTCGCTGATTCCTTTTGGTATTACTAAATAAACTGAAAGTTTATTTACATCCATATTTAATGTTTCAAACTCTGCACTTAATTCTCCAGTAATGCTGTCAGTTAATGCACCCCATGCATAAGTACCACTTTTTTCTGCTACGATCCATTTTTTAACATCTGCTGGAGTAAAGTTTACGTCTGATAGTATTCCGCTATCTTTTTTAACGTCTTCCATTGTCACATCAATAATTGAAGTTGGAAGTATATCAATTTGATTAGCTGTTATTGCTTGTTTTACATCTTTTAAAGCTGTATAAAAATCTTTTTCTTCTTTTGATAATTTTCTTAAGCCTAATGTTTTTGCATAATTAGCATCACTTTCTGCTTTGTTTGCTTGTTCTTGAATTTCTGATATTAAATCTTCATATTGAACTGACACAATTTTGTCCATAGCTTCAATAACTGCTTGTGATTTGTCCTCTGTTTCTTGAAGAATTTTTAAAGCATCTTCTCTAGCTTGTTTCATTTTTGTTTCATTAATTTTCATAATTTTTTACCTACCTTTTTTTAATTTTTTGTATTAAAAAAAGATGCCCATGCATCTTCTTTAATCGGTTTTTCTTGACGTGTATCTAATAGCTCTTTAGTTTTTTCGCCTTCTTTAGTTAGGCTTTGAACTATGCTATTAGCAACATTTTCTGATATTTCTTTTATTGTTTCTCCATTAAGTTCAACTTTTTGTTTTTTATCTTGTTTCTTTATTTTACTAACAAGATTGAATATAGCTTTATTAGCATATTGATTAATGGTATTATCTTCTTCTGTTTCTATTAATTCATCTGCAAATCCCTTATCTAAACATTCTTGGGCTGTCAAATAAGTTTCATCAGACAATAATTTTTCTAGTTCTTCTTCTGTAATTTTAATTTTAGACAAATATGCTGCTTTATAAGCCTCTTTAACTTTGTCCATATCATCTGCAGTTTTTCTTAATTCCTCTGCATTTCCTAGAACATAAGTCCAGCAATTATGTATCATCATTAATGATGTTTTTGGCATATATACTTTATTTCCAGCCATAGCAATAATAGATGCTGATGAAGCAGCAATTCCATCTATATATACATTAATTTGTGCTTTTAAGCTCTTTAATAAATTATAAATTGCTAAAGCTTGAAATGTTTCCCCTCCACAAGAATTTATATGAACATTTAATTCTGACATTTCTCCCAGTTCCTCAAGTTCTTTTTTAAACCCCCAAGCCGAAACATCATTTTCAAACCATTCATAAGATGTTATATCTCCATAAATATAAACACTTGCACTATTCTCGCTTTCTTTTTTAAAACTGTAAAATTTATTCTTCACTTCCTGCACCTCCCTTCACATTTTCATAATTTTTTGTAAGGGCGCGTTCATTTGCCCACTCCTCATCTATATAAGGTAATCTTAAAAACTTATTTATTTCATTTCTGCTAAATTTATTTGCTGTCAGTTTATCAATGCCAGTTCCGCAATCTAAAACATCTCTATGAGAAATTGTACTTCTGTCAAATTTTACATATTCACCTTTTAAATAACTTTGTTTTCCTACAAGAGATATATTGAAACCGTCTTCTATTAGTTCATAATACAAATCCACTGCAAAAGTTATAAAATTATTCAAGCCATTTGATTTGTCTGTAAAATCGCCAAAAAAAACATCAAATGGGATTTTCCATTTTTGAGCTACTGTTTTGCTTATTCTCAAGAATGTATTTTCAAAATCCGTTAGATTTTTTTCCTTGTTTTGATTCAAATTTGTTAAATCGAACATTTCAGATAGCAATATAACTGCATCATCTTCTTTAAATAACCCATCTGTTATTCTTTCTTTATAATCTTTCAAATCTAATTGTTGTCCAGTTGCTGCATCCATTAACATTGGTTGTCCACCAGGCTTTTTCAATTTCCATTTTCCTGTATTTGCTTTTATAAAGCTACCTTGTGCTGCTTTCAGTATTTTTCCTGTATTTCGTTTAAAATTTTCACCTGCTGTTCTTAGCAAATTATTGTTTAGACAAAAGTAAATAGTGTTATCTGTTGTGTATTTCTTTGTAGCACTTATAGAATTTCCTTCTGCATCTGATATCATTATATCTGTAAATACTTTTTCCTTTAGAACTTTATCGCTAATACTAAATCTATCTGCAACATATAAATACTCGTTGTTAGAGCCATTTATTAAAACAAGTGCTGAACTATCAACTAACAATTTACAAACTAATTTATATAAAAAACTTGTTCCATTTTCATTAAAATTAGGCTGTATATTTAAGGTCCAATACAAATTTCCTCTACTTTCTTCAATTTTATTTTTTTTCATTTCAAAAGTTTGTATCTCTGTTTTAGCAATAGTGCTTGCTATTAAATCTATTGCATGAGCCTCTGCTATTGTATATATATAATTTTCTAAATCGTTTTTTCCAAACAGTACATCTAATATATCTACATATTCTCCTTTGTCATTTTTAAATATTTTATCTAGAAACATTGCTTCACCACCTAAACATAAATAATTTCTTCATCTAAAAGTTCCTGAACACTCATTGCTGCCACAAAAGCCATAAAAGGATCATTCTTCCTTAATTTGGGTTCTATTTTTTCATATTTTTTGTTTCCATCTTTTCCTGTTTTTACACAAGTATTATTTATTGCCCACCTCATAATTGAGCTATTTCCTATATTTATTTTACCTTCTGCAAAAGCAACTTCAATACGAGGAGCAACTATTGCTGCAATACTTGCAGGATATCTTATCATTCTTACCAATCCATAAGGATTATCTTTTGTTTCCACTGATACCCCCATTTCTTTAAAAATTTGTTCTAATAATTTGTATCTATATGTATCTAATACAATTTTTTTAACATTATATTTACTCATTTCTGATAAAATCCACATTATCATTTCTCTTGCGTCTATACTTTCTTTGTTTGTTATTTCAAAATCATTAAATCCATCCTGTCCAATATTTTGGAAAGGAAATTTAATATCATTATAGAATTTATTTTTAGAACAAATCCAAGTTCTTTGTCTCCAAATATATTCTCCATCTCTTTTAAATAGAAAGCCTGCACTTGCAAAGTCATTTAATGATGCAAAGTCAATTCCTACTATTGCTGTTCTTCCTTTTATTTCTCCTGTTGGTCTTTCAATTTCTTTTTCCTCATCAATATAAGATGCTTTCAAAATTAGCTCCCACTCAACAACAGTTTCTTCATTATCTTGTTGTGGCAAATTCATCCTTTTCGAATAAAATTCTACTCTGTATGATTTTTGCTTTTGCATTTTCAAATAATCTTTAATAATTTCATTTTCTAAAACAGGCATAAATCTTAAACTAGGATTAGCTTGGACCCAAGCAGTTATATCTATATCTTCTTTCTGTCCAGTTTCTAAAAATTTTTTCATTGGTTCATCAACTGTTTTCTTGTCCCTTATTTTGTATATAATTGGTAATAATCCTAAAAAATTTTGTTCACCATTTAATACATTGTTTGCTAAAGCTATTTTTTCATCAAGTGGGCCTTCCCTTACCTGTCCATTTGTTGTAATTGTAACGGTTCTTGCATGTTTAATTTTTCCTAATCCAGAGCTATATACATTAATTTGTTTATAATCTTCATACGCATGATATTCATTAAATATAATCATTCCTGTTTGCTTGCCATCTTTTGTTTTAGCATTTGCCGTGTTGTATCTTAATGTAGAATGAGTTGTTTTATTAATTACTTCTGTCTTATTCCAATAGAAGTATTTTCTCATTGTTTCTTTATTGTCTTCTAACATGTTGTAAACAACATTAAATGAATTTAAGGCCTGTTCTTCTGACGTTGCGACAATATCAATGTGATAATTCTTAATTCCATAATAATGAGTCTGCAAAAAGTTTGCTAATGGCATTATCATTCCATCTTTTCCATTCCCTCTAGCCATTAATATTAAGATGTCTGGAAAGATAACTATATCCAAATTGTTCTTGTCATACATAAAAAATAAAGCATAAGCAAATTTTTGATAAGGAAATAATTTATAATACCATTTTTCACAATATAGTATTGCTTTTTTGAAAGTTTCTTCATCAAAAAAAACATCATCTCTCGACAATGTTGGCTTTACAATATTTTTAATTAACAATTTAATTTCATCATCTGTTTCATTTGGATTATCTTCAACAAATTTTATATATTCATTTATTGCTTTACAGTAGATCATCTCCTCCACCTTCTTTCGGTGTTTGTGATGGAGCTTTTAAATCTAAATCTTGTAAAATTTTTAGTTGCTGGCCATTTACTTTCAGAATATCTAAAACATTGTCATTTTTCTTCTCAGTTACGAATCCATTTCCAGTCATAACCTCTATTCGGAGCCCATTCTTATTAATATCTGCTTGCATTTTTCTTTTTAACTTCTCAAAGTTTATATAGTCCTCAACCAAACTCTCAAAATGTTTTCCAAATTTGTTTTGTTCTATTAATTGATTTAATAAATCTTCTCTTATTTGTTTTATTTCATCATTTTCCTTAGTGTTCGCCATATTATACCCCCTTTCACGTGATATAATTTAAAAAATTAAACAGTTTTGACCACACACCCGCTCTCCTTAAGCTCGTTTTAGTCCGAGATTTTGACGGGGGTGTTCCGCTTCTAAATTTCTTTATATTTATATTCTATTTTTGATTGTATTGGTTTCCCATCTGCATATTGGTTTGTTGATATGATTTCTATTATATTTATATCCATCACTTCATCTTCTATTGTATCTAATGTTACTTCTTCACTATCTTTCCTCCTCTTTTTCATTTATACTTAAACATAATAATCCATCTATTATTTCTATCTTGTAAGTATGGTCTAAGTGTTGTATTTGTTTTCCTTGTGTAAATGTATTGTCAAATAATCCTAAACTTTGTAATATCATATTACATTCTTTTTGAGGTATATTAGATAATAACATTATTGTATTTTGCATAATTGTTATAACTTTAATTACATGACTTATTTGTGCATCAACTTTAAAACTATTTCTTGCCAAGCAATTAAAGAATATTTTCATTGCTACTACTATTTCTTCATCATCTAACAAATAACTTGCAGATATTCCGTTGCCAAAGCTAATTACTCCAGCTCTTTCTTTATTGCCATTTATGTCTGTTGCTTCGGTTTCTTCTTTTAGTTCCGCTTCTATTTCATTAATCTTATATGTCTGCATTAAATGTTCTAGCTTCATAGTTACCACCTTTCTTGCGTAATTCTTTTTCTTTTTCTATATTTAAATCTATTTCTATCTTCTATAATCTCATGTGCTTCAAAACTTAAACTTACCATATTATTAATATCTAATGCTAAATCAGGTCTTTGTTTTATTGGTATAATGTGATGAACTATTTCAGCATCTATTATTTTTATTTTATTTGGGAAATGTTTACCATCATTCCATTTACCTAAAAAAAATTGACATTTCCCTTTATCTCTTGCTAGAACTTTTTCTCTCGCTATATCAAAGTCTGTAGAATTATAAAACTTATCTGTATTTCCTCTTGCTATTTCAAATTCCCAATTATAAGATTTCCTTTTTTTTCTTCTTTTTTTCATTTTTCTTCTTAAAACACTTATTGTAAAATCTGCACATCTTGCATTGTGTTCTTATACACCTTTCCAAATTCATTACTTCTCCACTAAAAAAGAGCCTTGCGTTCGCCGCAAAACTCTTGCAAAAGTTTATATTTATTTTTCTTGATATTAATATTATAACACGTTTTTTTAACAAAAAAGGTCAAAAAAGGGTCATTTTTTTATAATAAAAAAAAAGAGAGTAGGTTTCTTTATTTTTCCCACTCTCAGTCTCTATTATAGAAATAATAGATAC